GCAATGCGTTGAGTATCCCACTGCAAGAGTGGGAGCGCATGGGTCTGATGAACTTAAGATCTATGCAGCCCTTGCGGCATGCCAACAGCGGCACAGAATCCATATCTGTCTCTGTGTTTGTTTGGGCAGAGGATGTGAATCTTTCCATCCCAACTGCTAATGAACCAGGTGCCCTAGTCCCTCAGATGGGTGAGCAGGATGAATATGGAACTGGGCCTATTTCTAGGCCAGCTGGAGTTATTTCGCGTTACGCCGGTATGTTGACTAATATACCGCCTATAGCACCGTATGCAAGAGCCACCCAAATGGCTGCATCCACAGTTTCCAATATCGCTCAGATGTTTGGATATTCTAGACCTGCGATTTTGTCTGACATCCAACCGTATCGTCCCACGTTGGTGGGCAATATGGCGAATACTAATGTTCCTGATTCAGTGACAAAGTTGACCTTGGATGCTAAGCAGGAGTTAACTGTGGACCCACGCGTAGCGGGCCTAGGAAGTGCAGATGAAATGCCTATTCTCAGCATTGCTATGCGAGAAACCTTCCTAACCTCGTTTGAGTGGCCAATAGCAGCTGCCTCGGAGACTTTGTTGTGGAACTCCGAAGTTAGTCCGGTACTATGGGCAGAAAGCCCCCCTGAATACCATTTTCCAGCGTGTGCCTTTGCAACTTTGCCTTTTAAGTTCTGGCGAGGATCTATGAAATTTAGATTCCAAATAGTTGCATCTGCATATCATAGGGGACGTATGAAAATGACGTATGACCCATCGTACCCATTAACCAATGAGTATAATACCAACTATACACATGTGGTGGATGTCTCGCAAGATAAGGACTTCACTATTACTGTTGGTTGGGGAGCCACGCGCTCAATGTTGTCATATCGTGTCCCTTATTTATCCGCAATTCCATATGGCACTTCTGCCCTAGGTGGAGCACCGGATGAGTTTGGAAATGGTATTGTGTCAGTATATGTTGTAAATGAACTGTCTACCCCGAGTACAAACACAGATGCAGTTAATGTAAATGTGTTTGTTTCTATGGGTGAAGATTTCGAAGTGTTTGAG